TTTCTAATTCTTTTAATAATAAAGGTCTTTTTTGATACATTAATAGGAAATAATTGTAACCAATTTTTTTTGTGTAATATTTTTTACACTCTTCAATTTCTTTATCAAGAAAATGTTTTCCTTTAAACTCTAAAACTAAATTATAATTTGTTATGTAAAAATCAGGAATGTATATGTGTTTTTGTTTATTTTTATCTAGATAATCAATTTGCAATGTTTCATATTCCCAATTTAAATCATTCTGTTCTAAAAATTCTGCTATCCATATTTCAGGAACTGATCTGAATTTTATTAATTTTCCGGAAATATTCGCTTCTATTTTAGCTCCACCATGTTTTCTTATTTTATATAAACTATTTTTTAATATTTTTTCTTTTTCATCCGGATCTAAATTAGCGTAATATTCCTTAAGAGAATTTGAAATTTTACTATACTTTTTTCTTTTATTTTCTTCATTTAAATTATAATCTCTCCAACATTGAGTTGCTTTTAAACCTATTTCTCTACGTCGTTCTTCTGAACAATTATTCCAAGCAATTTTTCTACCAACACCAACATTTTTATATCTTTTTTCTAAATATTCTTTAGACCTAGTTTTATGTATAGTTTTCATTTGTTTTTGATTGGCGGCTGAACGTTTTTTGCTAAATTCTTCAGAACATAATATAGTGTCTGGATATAATTTTTTAAATTGTTCAGTTGTTAAATTATGTGTTTTTAAATGAGAATTATTAATATGTTTAAAAAATTTTTTACATATTGGACATTGAACCAATACAAACCCTCGCTTTCTGTAATATATTATGGTAAGATAAATGAGGGTAATTTATCAAATGTGATCAGCATCTGTCCCACAATATATTAATATGTTTTTTCATATTATCATATTTAATCTATATTATTTAATTGTCAAGTTGCGTAATACTTGTTGGGCACTCTTGGAAGTATTATTGGTTGCTATACCTCAACTTCTAGTCTCTGAACCTTCTCCATACTTTTCTTAGCTTTCAGGAGCTTGGCTGCTGATTATCCATTGTAACATCTCTTAATTTTTCAAACCATCAAGCTTGTCGTTTCCAACTACTTTGTGGTATTAAGAGCTTTAGGAACTTCCAGCAATTCACCCAATTTTACACGAGCTAGATTAATAACCCGTAGGACCAGTAAGTGGCTGTGTTGAAATGATTTGATTCGCGATTAATTTTGGAAAGCACTTTATCTAAAATTTTCATTTTAGAGTGGACTATATCATTAACTAGAATTAATTCAATTAAATAGAGAGATTTTTAAAAATTTTATCTAATTTTGTAATTAGATTTTTTTGTTTATCATACCATATTATTAAATAATTATAACCTTGTTTTATAGCATTTTCTTGTTTATACAAAGTTTCTTGAATAACTTCTTCTTCTGAAACGTTTAATTTAAATGTACTTTTGCATTCTAAAATAAGATTTAAATCTGGTATATAAAAATCAATTAAATGTTCTTTATTATTTTCTAAATGAACAATAAATGGTTCATATAAATAATTAATATTTTTTTTGTCTAAATATTCTGCTAAAAAAACTTCAAATTTAGATCTAAAAAGAATACTATTGTATTCGTAACATTTTTTAGAAGAAAAATTATTTTTAATTCTTTTCATTTTTTCTTCAGATGTTAAATTGTTCCACCATTTTTTATTATTAAAATTTAAATTTTCAATTTTATTTTTTCTTTCTTCATCTGTCATATTATCCCATAAAGATTTTGCACCTTTTTGACAGATCAATTTCATTTTTTCTGGTTCTTTTTTAAATAATTTTTTACGAGCAATACTTCTATTTTCATTATTTTTTTTGTATCTATCCGGAGATTCTATTTTAATTTTTTGAATACCTTCGCTTATACCCACTGACAATTTCTTTTTATATTCTTTTTGAAATTCTTCATCTGAATTGTTATATTTTTTCCACCAAACATTGTTACGTAATTTTCCAATTCTACTTAATTCTTCTTTAGATTTTTTACTTAAATATGTTTTAGCAGCTTTAGAATAATTTTGTCTTGATTTTTCACAAATTAATTTTGCATTAGGGTATTTTATAACATATTCATCTTTTGTTATATCATGAATTTTTAAATGTTGTTTAGTAATTCTTTTTAATCTCTTATTACATATTTGACAAACAATAAAATCATGATTTTCTTTTTCTTTCATAATTTTCTCTCACTTTCATTAAATATTTTTAGTTAGCTAGAAGTGAGAGTATTCTAGCAAATACTGGCCAGTATCTGTCCTAAAAATATCATTTTTTATTTTTAATATTTATCTCTCTCTATTTAATTGTCAAGGTACTTTTTTAAATTCTAGTTATTCGGCGCTTATGAGATATTATTGTTTGCATTAACTCAATCTCTAGTCTCTGAACCTTCTCCATACTTCTTATGCTTTCAGGAGCTTGGCTGCTGATTACCTAATCTTAAGATTTTTCAAACTTTCACGCTTACCATTTCTAGTTACGTTGTAGTATCTTAAGCTCTAAAGGCTTCCAGCAATTCACCGAATTTGCAACTGCAACTTACGCTACAGTGGTCCCTAAATTGAGACGTCTGACCAGCGGCAGAACGATCTTAGGTAGATACACTAAGTTTTGCATGTTACCGTCGGCTAAGAGTCCTTGACGTGTGTTTGAAAGAATAACTTTCATGCCTTCTTTCATTGATGGTGAAAGATTAGCAAGAAGTCTATTTTCAAGCTGAGGCCAAACACTTGAGCTTAGCAGAGCAGTATAGTCTTTCTTTGCCATGTTATATGTTACACTCCTTTTAAATGTTTAAAGTTTAGTTTGTTACTTATTAGTCGATACCTGCAATATGCAGTATCTCGGCACTCATTTCATCAATGCCTTCATATCTGTGTGACATGATAGTTTTATTTCCTCTCCAACTTCCTTTATTGAGTATGTTGGTTGGTTTTGGTTTATTACTAGCCATCACTGATTTATCTTCTTTATTAATTTCTTTTTTGTTTACTTTATTAACTGTTGGTTTTACTTTTACAATTGAGGCAAGTAGAGTATTTGTAGTTTTTTCAAACACATTAGTTACTGTCTCAACATCTTCTGCTTTGTTGCTGTTAAGAATCTTAGCAACAACAGAAGAGTAAAATTTGTTAAGTTTTGCAAGAGTTTCTATACTTAAAGCATTTTCATTCTTATCTAACTCTTCTTTTATCTTAGTCATTTGAGATGAAAGTAAAGCATGAGCTTTCTTGTATTTAGTGTTTAAGCGTTGTGCTAAAATGTAGTTGATACTTGCTTTACGTAGTTCTTCACGTTTTGACGCAATCAGAGTATCTTTTTCATTGACTCTGTTGATAAGATCTTTAACTGTTCCAGCAACTAACTTGTCTTTTAATATATCTATTACTAACTCTTTAGCTAACAATCCTTGTTCAAAAATACTGTCAACATTGTCTTTATACTTTTCTTTAAGAACTTTAATATCAGAAATTAGACCACTAGACTCACTGTCTTCAAACTCTTCATCTTCAGTAATTGTTTTATCCAAATTTTCTTCTTCAAGATCTTCTTCTATATCTTTAGAAACTTCTTCTGTTTCTTCTTTATCTTCTTTATCTTCATCTGTTTCAAACTCTTCTTCAATAACTAAATCACTGAAAAAAACTTCAACAAAGTTGAGTATATTCTTAACATCTATACTTTCTAACTCTTCTGTTTTTTCAAAGTCATCTTTTTTAATTGTTACTTCAAACTTACCTTCATCATTCTTAGCTATAGATATGTCTAAACCCAAGAAAGTGTAGTCAGCCTCTTCAGCAACTTCTTCTTCAATAGCTTCTGTTACTTTGTCCTGAACATCAACATCAATATTTTCTTCATCTGGTAAAACATTAGAATTTTCTTCGGAATTAGAAATTTCTTCTTGTTCAAGTTCTTCCTCTAAATCAGTTGAGTCAATAATATCATTTGAGTTGTTAATTTTATCCTGCGCTTTTAATACTTTAGTCAAGGCTTCATCCACCACCTTTCTAACATGCTCTTTATCAATAGACATTAAATGTTGTCACCTCACATAAATTTACTTAGTTTAACTGATCTTTGACAGATTTAAAATTTTCTTTATATTTTTCACTGTCAAGCACAAGTTTTTCTGTGTTAATATTAATTTTATTAATATTACTTTCTAAATTTTGTAATTCCATTTCCTTCTGAAGAAGATCAGAAGCGTATTTTAACTGGACATCATTTAATTCACGCTTAATATCTTGATCATCAATTAAAGCCATGGAATTTTTTAGAAAATTAGAAATTTTATTATTTGTTGTATTCATTATAAAAAAAATTCTCCATTCTTTATTAATTTAATTTTTATAAACTTTTTTCAGTGTAGCTAAGATTGCGTTTGAAATGACATCTTTAAGTTCGTCTTCTGAAAGAGTAATTAATTTTTTAGGAACTTCACTATCACTAATTTTAAATACTGAAGCCATTATTGAGTTAACATAAGCATCGGAATATGCTGGGTTGTGTACAGCATCATAAGCTATAAGATTAAAGTCTGTAATAGTATCAGTATCTCCACCGTAACTAATGTTTTGATCAGTAATAGCTCTTATTGAAACACCAACTTTAATTTTATCTCTAAGAAGTGAACTTAAAATTGCTCCGTTAGGTGTGTCAATAGTTTCAAACTTTCCAACAACATATGCTCCATCAACATGTAACTCAGTAATTACATGTGAACTATTTTTAAGCGAAACAGTAGCAATTCTGTTGACGTCTGATATGTCTTCAGGATGATCTAGTTCTCCAAGAAAATGACGATTCTTGATATCGTCTTTTAATTTTTCAATAGCCAGTGACAGAGTTCTTTTTGGAAAGTTGTGTCCGTTAGCATTTGCAACATCACACTTTTGGAAAATTGTCTCAGCAGTAACTTTTGGTCCTAAACTACCCTTGCTGTCAGCGAGAATAGTGTAGTCCATGGCAGGGTTAACTACTGATCTGATAACATACATACTTTTTGACATTGTCTACACCCTTACACAATAAAGATGGCGTCTTTATTTTTCCATCCAGCAGCTTTTAAAGTATCATAAACACTAGCTTCATATTTTTCCCATTTTTTTCCAACTTTATTATCTTTAAATTTACTTATTATTTCAAATTCATTAGAAGCTGTCTTTTTTACGTTCGTAAAATCAATATCAGCGTCTTTTAATTGTTTCTTAATCCAACTAACACTTACTTTTGTTCCATCAGGAAGTGTTTCATCAGCTTCTATAATCTTTTTCTTTTCATTCTTTTCTGATTTTTTATCAACCTTTTTTGAAGAAACTATAGTTTCATTTTTATCAATTATATTATTTAACACATTTTTATCATCCAAGTTAATTTTTTCACTATTATTGATAGTATTCTTAATATCTTTTTCATTTTTTAACAAATTAAGAATTTTTTTTATTTTTTT